ACTAACAAAATTGAAGACATTAGAACTGAGCTTCTATGCCAATGGATTGATTCTTTGCAGAGTCCGTGGCCTCATGGCGTACTTGAAGCGACTTCCGATGCCACACTCCAGATTCCGGTCGGCGGTTATACGATCTTTGGCTTTGATGTTTCTCCGTCTCGTCGGAATGCAAGCCTCGTTGCTGGTCAGATTATGGGTGACGGAAGAATCGGCGTCGGAATTCTCCAGACGTGGGAGTCTCAAGTCTCGGTAGATGACTTAAAGATCGCAGCCGACATTAAGGGTTGGGCTGATCAGTACCGACCTAAAATGATCTGTTATGACAAATACACGACACAGACCATCGCCGAGCGCCTTGCCAATGCTGGTCAGATTATTCAGGACGTCTCAGGCCAGCAGTTTTATCAGGCGTGTTCGGATCTACTCGATGGGCTAGTCAATTCTAGGGTTGTTCACAATGGGCAGGAAGAATTGATTAAACAGATGAACAACTGCGCAGCCAAAACTAATGACTCATCGTGGCGTATTGTTAAACGCAAGAGCGCAGGCGATGTCTCTGCGCCGATCTCTTTAGCCATGGTTGTGTCTATGTTAATGAAACCACAACAGATAGCGGCTATTTACACAGAATAGACTACATGTAGTGTATAATTGCCCTCTATGGGTCTATTTGATCGTAAGCCAAAAGTTGTAGAGGCTCAATACGCGCCTCAAATTATGGGCGATAGCATCAACGCAATTTACAATTTTACTTTTCCAGTTATATCTCGGCGCGATGCTATGAGCGTTCCAGCCGTCAAGCGTTGCCGTGATCTACTCTGCACGGTCGGTACTATTCCGCTTGAATATAAGAAAAAGTCTACTGGAGAAGAAATTCCTGCACCTCGATGGGTACATCAGCTCTCAAAGTCACAACCTCAATTTGTTACGCTTTCATGGCTCGTGGATAGTCTCCTTTTTTACGGGCAGGCTTTTCTCGAGATTACTGAAATTTATGCTGAAGACGGTCGTGGCGCTTCCTTTGATTGGGTTGCTAATACTCGCGTTACATTTGATCTTGATATACACAATACTTTCGTAACGCAATACTACGTTGATGGATCACCACGACCAATGTCCGGACTTGGATCACTAGTTACATTTCAGGCATTCAATGAGGGAATATTAAATACAGGATCTCGCACGATTCAAAGCGCAATTGATGTACAGAAAGCCGCCGCTATTGCTGCTGGTACTCCAATGGCTACAGGTTACATTCGTAATTCTGGTGCAGACCTACCACCTGCTGAAGTTCAGGGATTACTAGCCGCATGGAAAACAGCTCGTCAAAATAGATCTACCGCTTATCTAACCTCAACTTTGCAATATGAACCAGTAGGTTTTAGTCCTAAAGACATGATGTATAACGAGGCTATCCAAAATCTTGCTACAGAAATTAGCCGTCTATGCGGAGTCCCAAGTTATTACCTTTCCGCTGATCAAAATACATCAATGACTTATGCAAATATTATTGATGAGCGTAAGCAGCTTGTTGCCTTAGCGTTCCAGCCGTACATTTCAGCAATCGAAACGCGCCTAAGCATGGACGATATCTCTACGGCTGGACACTATGTAAAGTTCGACCTTGATTCTTCCTTCCTACGTGTAGAGCCTATGGAAAGACTTCTCGTACTTGAGAAAATGTTATCTCTGGGGCTTATCTCAATAGAGCAAGCAATGGAAATGGAAGATTTAACACCTAACGGAAGTGATGACTAATGGAGACGCTATATATTGAAGCATCCTCTATCGAGTGCAGCGAAGACCGCCGCGAGATATCAGGAAAAATTGTACCGCTAGGTACAGGCGAGATTGGTCAGACTAATCTCGGCGCTTACACATTTGAGGCAGGATCTATCGAGATCGAAGATGTCAAGGCTATAAAATTATTTAGTCAGCATGACATGAAAAAGCCGATTGGAAAAATGATTAGCGCAGAAACACGCGATGGCATTGGAATTTTTGCGACGTTTAAATTAAGTCGTAGCACGGCCGGTAGCGATGCTCTAGTTATGGCACAGGAAGGCCTTGTATCTGGACTTTCAATTGGTGCAGAAATTATTTCATCAAAGCCATCACGCGATGGCTACACAGTCGTAACAGCGGCTAAATTAAAAGAAGTTTCTCTAGTAACCGAGCCAGCTTTTAAGTCTGCTCAAGTATTAGAGATCGCAGCGGAAGAAGCGCCAGCCGAAGCCGTAGAAGAAACCCTACCTACAGAAAGCGAGACAGTCGTGGAAGACACAACAGTCGAAGCAACACCAGTAGAGGCTGCGGCTGTAGAAGCTGCTCGTCCTACTGTACAAGCGATGGTATATTCAACACCACGCATCGAAGTTACAAAGCGTAACTACCTTGAAAACACACTAAAGGCTAACCTCTTTGGTGATGAAGAGTCACGTCAATGGCTACGCGCTGCTGACAACGATCAGACAACAGGTGCAGGATTTATCCCAACACCACAAAGCACACAGCTACTTAACTTCCTTTCTAACGCAGACCGCCCTATGATTGATTCGATCAGCCGTGGCACAATGCCAGAATTTGGAAAAACTTTCGAGTTGCCAAAGATTACTGAGGTTCCTCTAGTTGATCAAATCGACGAGAATGGTGCAGTAACAGAGTCACAGCTTGAAGCATCATTCATCACAGTTACAAAGAAGTCATTCAAGGGTCGCGCAATTACTACTCTCGAACTTCTTACAAACTCAACACCTGCATTCCTCGACGAGCTTCTAGTTCAGATGGAATACGCTTACGCTAAAGATACAGAAGAATATGTAACTACAGCGATTCAGGGCGCAGGTACACTTAACGCAACAGCACGCGCTAACGATGCAGCAGGACTTCTTGGTTATGTTTCAAGCGCAGCCGCAGCAGTTTACGCAGCTTCACTTGGATTTGGCCGCAACATGGTTGTTACACCAGAACAATGGGCTAACATCATGTCTTACAACGATGGTGGACGTCCAATCTACATTGCAGCAAATCCTCAGAACGCAGGTGGAGCACTTTCACCTACATCACTTCAAGGTAACGTCGCAGGTCTTGATCTTCGCGTATCTCGCTACATGAAGGGATCTGGCGGAGTCGGAACAGCAGATTACTCAATGGCTGTTATTAACCCAGATGCTTACACATGGTATGAGGGTGCACGTCAGCAACTTCGTACAAACATCAACTCTGACGGAACTGTAGACATCCTACTATTCGGTCAGGGTGCACTTGCCACTAAATTAGCGGCTGGCGCAAACTGGTTCAACTTCACCTAAGAAATACCCTAAGTCGCTGGCCGGGTAGTGCCCTTCTACCCGGCCAGTCTTTAGAAAGGATCAAAGCATGGCACTCACAACAGTTGCAGAGCTTCGCACCGCCCTTGGCGTAGGCACTCTCTATACTGATGCAGTCTTGCAGCAAGTCTGCGATGCCGCAGATAACGTCTTGCTACCTTTCATTTGGAATAACACATTCTTTAACATCGCACATGAATCAACTGCGACCACCGCAAAACTTTACTTTGCAGAAAACATAAAAAATATTTTCTATGTTGGCCAGACAGTTGTCGTAAGCAACAATGAGTCACATCTCAACGGCAGTAAGACACTTACAGAAGTCGGCGATCACACGATCGGTTACAACATCAATAATGGCGTTGTTCAGCCTAAGCATTACTTGAACCCTTATGGCTCAGTAAATGCTGGAACTGCACTTGATCCAGCGACAGTCCCGGCAATTCAAGAGGCTGCTCTCATGATTTCGATTGACATCTGGCAATCTCGCCAGGCTCCATCTTCAGGCGGAGTCACAATCGATGGCTACCAGCCTTCTCCTTACCGCATGGGCAATACACTTCTAGCGCGTGTTCGTGGATTACTTGCACCTTATCTTGATCCGAGATCGATGGTGGGCTAATGGCCGCCATATCAACCCTTCGCGCAGGAATCGCCGCAGCTCTTACCGATA